TATACCTTATGGTCAAGCAGATAAGTGGGCAGTTGGTGTCGATTATGGAACAGGAAATGCTACATGTTTTCTTTTAGGATTTAGAGCTTATGATGGTAAAATATATATATGCAAAGAGTATTATTTTGCAGGAAGAAAAGAAGCAGAAGAAGCTAATAATTATGATGCACAGAAAACAGATTTAGAATTTGCAGAAGATATGAAAATATTCTTAGGAACTAATAAGAGTTTAACTGGGTTAGGTTATGATGATATAGAAATATTAGTTGACCCTGCTGCCAATAGCTTTAAACTTCAATTAAGAAGAATGAGAATGAAATCAAAAAATGCAAATAATGATGTTTTAGATGGAATAAGAAATGTTGCTTCTTTATATAAACAAGGAAAATTAATAATATCAAAAGAATGTCCTAATTTAATAAAACAAACTTATACATATTCTTGGGACCCTAAAACACAGGAAAAGGGAATAGATGCTCCTAAGAAAATAGATGATCATGCAAAAGATGCTGAAAGATATCTATGTCAGAAATTAAAGAGTAAATCAAGTATAAAAAATGCAACAAGAAATATAGGATTATAGAGGGTGATATGATTGTCACAACGTGTAGGAATAGATAGACTTGTGTTAGGTACAGATGGTAATGTAGAGAGATTTAAATCCATTGAGGGGTACACTAGTGAAACAATGAGACAGCTAATGTATCTTGCTCCATACAGTGGAGAGGTTATTGGCAAATATGAATTACTTGATAATGCATATAGGGCAACAGGTGGATTTGAAACAGGTGAATACCTTATACCACATCCTAGTGAGAAGTTTCAAAAATATAGACGAAGACAGAACATGTCATATTATTGTAATTATCTTAAACCATGTGTGGATGCTCATGTAAATCCTATTTTTAGAAGTGAGCCATCAAGGGATAACTTATCACCAACATATGAATTGTTTATTAATGATGTGGATGGTAATGGCACAACATTAACTAGATTTATGAAAAGGGCTGGAATAAGAGCAAAACTTCATGGAGTAGAATTCATAGTAATTGACATGGATAAAATAGAAGAAGATCAGCTAGTTACTGAAAAAGATGTAATTGATAATAGAATTTATCCATATCTATATTTAGTTAAACCTTCACAAGTAGTAGATTGGTCAATAGATAAATTTGGTAGATTGAATTATATATCTTATCAATTATTAAATGCTATAGTTGATGATGACGGAAATAAAGATATAATAACAGAGAGTTGGACATGGACAAACACAATATGTAAAAAATCAGTAAATGGTAAAGAAGAAATATTTCAAAATAATATAGGAATTATACCAGTAGTTCCTTTATATGGAGCAATAAATGATTCAAACAGCTTAATACCTCAATCAGATATGTACGCAATTGCTAGAACTAACTTAGCAATATATAATGCATGTAGTGAACTACGTGAAAGAAATCGTAACCAGGCATTTTCTATTTTAACATTCCCAATTGGAGAAGATGATGATTATGATAATAGTGAAACTCCATTAGCATATGGTACGTCCGATTGTTTAATGTATAAGCAGGGAACACAAACACCTGCTTTTATAACACCACCAGCAGAACCAAGTACAGTTATTATGGATGAAATAAATTTTCAAATAAAAGAAATATATAGAATGGCTTCTTTACAGTTTTCAACAGGAGTGCAAAGTAACGTAAGCGGATTAGCGAAAGAATGGGATAATCAAGGGTTATTTCAGACAATATCAGAATTGGCTCAAAGCTTACAAGAAACAGAGTATAAAATAGCAAATATATTTTCTAAGTATACTAGTGAATCAATGGATACTATATCTGTAGCATATAATAATCAATTTGGAATAACTGACCCTACAGCAGTATTAACTAATGCAACACAAGGATTAGCATTAAATATTTGCCCAGAATACAATATTGAAATGAAAAAACAGGTTATTCGATCTACATTAAAAGATGTAGACACTGTAGTAGTTGAAAGAGTTATAGATAATCTTGAATCTGATGCAAGTGCAAGAAATCCAATTGATACGGCTCCTACTGTAGTACAGCCGTCTAGTGGTAGTTGATGAAAAAATTATTAAATATATTAACTGACTTTTCAACTGATTATTCTACAGTTGCTAAACAGCTAGAAAAAGAAATAATAAATAATATTAAAGATGGAATGTCAATAAACAAATCAGTAGATAATGCGTTTGAGTCTACTGATTTTATTGATACCATAGAAAGCTATTTATTAAATTCAATAATAGATTGTTATTCTATTGATTATAATGTTAAGGATAAAGAAAAGTTAAAAAACGATTTACTTATTATTGCATGGCAAGGAAAATTATCTTTAAAACAAAGATTAGATAGTATAACAAATTCAATAAAACAACAAAATAAAGATTCTTTAAATGCAAATTATATTTTACTGAATACAATATCAAGTGAATTAACATTAAATATT